TTTCAGGAATAGGTAATTATGTCGCCGGTGGTGGGGCTGGTGGTGCGGGCGCAACCGGAAGCGCAAACTATTACCCTGGAACTGGTGCTGGCCCAGGAACATTAACTTATCGAAGCATTGTGTATAACCCTGCAACTTATGGTAGCTACGGCTATGGAGGCAGTTGCCCCGCGCCGCCAAGTGCGGGCGGCGTTGGTGTTCAAGGAATTATCTGGTTTGTTGCGAGGCAAACATGACCAGATTAGGCAGACGTTTCCCGGTCCATTGTGGATATAACCCGCCGCTGTTCGGTGAACCTGTTGGGGTGGTACGCGATTCAATCGGGGTGGGAAACTACGTCAGCGGCGCGTCGGTCAACATTCCCTGGACTCACACGCCTGTCGGCAAACCGAATTTCGTCATCATGTGGGTTTGTCTGCTGTACCAGAGTGGTGGCGTTGCCGCAAATCTCAATGGCGTCGGGATGCCCTTTTTGTTCAACTACAACTGGACGAATCTAGGCGGCTACGGTGGCTACACCGAGGGATTCATTATGTGGAACCCGCCACCGGGGCCGTGGACTTTGAATTATTTCCCAGGCACCGGCAGCGCGCCATATGCCTCTTGTAATTCCGTAGCCTATCGTAATGTCGGGCAAATAGGGGCGACGATACAATCGCCCTCAACTCCGCAAGTCATACAATCTGGCCCAGGCTCAATCATTAGTGTTGGCATGGGTGGTTGGGTTACTGCGGGCGGTCAAAACTGTCTGTTAGTACCGCCGCCCGGTGCCAACATTGCCTCTGCCGGGGGTGAGCCGCTGACGATTGGCGAGATACCAGGCGCAGGGCCGACACAAACAATTAACTGGACTTCAACTTGCGGCGACGGGGCTGGTATGTGTGCCGTAAACCTGCTACCCCAAATACCCAAACCGATGCTGTAGGAGGTTACATGACACAAATGATCTTGACACCCAACAATCCCGACCCCGCCACCGGGTTGATTGTCCCGCTGTTGGGTTGGCAGTTTGTTCAGGAAAATATCCTCGACATCTTCGCCGGGTGCAATTTGGTTTACATGGACACGGGCGGCAAGAACGGTGGATGGTTTCCTACCAACAGTCCCAACCCGCAAAGTGAGAAAAGCCCGCCTGACTGGTATCTGGTGTTTCAGCGCACCGGCTACCCCGCAGTCATCGTCGAGTACACCGACTGGTTGGCATACGACACGCGCAATCCCATAAGGATCACTCAGAACGATGTCGATGCCTACTACACAGTAACTCCACAGGAAGGATCTACACCGGCGCCCGCCCCTGGTTCTGGCTCTTGACCTCACGCTGTGGCTTCCCCTTTCCCAGCCCTTAAAGGGAGAGAGGAGGCGTTCCCAGTATGACGTTCAGTCTCGCCCTCGCCAACGGTGACCTGGTGCAACAGGGATCCAGCCTGGCCATCGTCTCGGGCATCGACAAGCTCGAACAGGACATGTCGCTGTGGCTGACCGAGCGCCTGGGAGTCGATCGATTCCACCCCCGCTACGGGTCGGTGCTGCCGAACTTCATCGGCGGGGTGATCGATCTGACCACGCAGTCGCGGGTGCAGGGCGAAGTCGACCGAGTGCTGGGCAACTACCAGGCCATTCAGAGTCTGGCCTTGCAGAACAACCCGCAGATTTTCAGCTTCGAGGAGCTGCTCAACGCACTGACCGCAGTTGACGTCGGCATCACGTATGACACCGTCAGCGTGGCGGTGTCGGTCACCACCGGCAGCGGGGCCACGGCAACCACTAGCACATCAACCAGCGTCTAAGGGGCGGTGAGTAGTGACCACATTGGGCCTCAGGTTCAGCGCCGAGACGCGCGCCAAGATGTCGGTTGCACACCAAGGCCGAGTGAAGACACCCGAGCATCTGGCCAATATCGCTCGGGCCGCCACAGGCAGAAAGCACACCCCCGAAACGCGGGCCAAGTTGTCCGAGGCAGCCAAGAGACGGCGACACTCGCCGGAGACGCGCGCTCGGATGTCGGCAAGTCACAAGGGTCAGGTAAAGACGCCCGAGCACTGTGCGGCGATCTCAGCCGCCAAGAAGGGTGTTCCTCAGGCGGTTCCGCAGTCTATTGAGCAGCGAGAGAAGAATCGCCAGGCCCAACTGGGAAACAAGCGAACATTGGGATCTAAGCGTTCAGCTGAGGCGAGGGTGCGCCATTCTGCGATGATGCGCCAGCGGTGGCTTAACGGCGTCTTCGACCCAACGAAGAGTCCGACCAGAGGCAAGCCTGGTGATCACGCCGGTGTTCGCATGCGGTGCTTGAATTCTGAGGGAGTGTTTGCCCAGCAACTTGATGAGGTGGGAATCGCGTGGGTCTACGAGCCTCGACGGTTCAAGCTGAGTTGGTGCACGTATTTACCTGATTTCTATCTTCCTGAGTTTGATATCTGGGTCGAGGTCAAGGGCTTTATGTCCGAAGAGGCTCAACAAAAGATCGACACCTTCCGTCGAGAGACGGGGAAGACGCTGGTTGTAGTGTTTCAAACCGACCTCCCCGTCACGAAATACCAAGGGAGGCAATAAAATTCCCGGTACACCTGACCAGATCAGCCAGCAGATTCTGGCCCAGCTGGCGCTGACCATGCCGACCCTGTCCTGTGCGATCGGTACGCCGGAGCGCAAGATCATCGACGCCTGCGCCGAGCAGATCGCGGCCGCCTCTATCGACACCTACCTGATGGGCTCGCTGCTGGACGTCGACACCAAGGCCGGGATGGAGCTGGAACAGTTCGTCGGGATCTTTGGTTACGGCCGCCTGCAGGGCACCTACGCCCAAGGCACGGTGCGGGTCACCCTGACAGTGGCCTCCACCCAGGACTACACCATTCAGCAGGGCACCACCTTTTACACCACCGCCGGGCTGGCCGGGGCTGCCGTGCAGCTGTACTACGCGGCTAACCAGTCGGTGGTGCTCCCGGCCGGGGACTACTCGGTGGACGTCCCGGTCACCTGCACCACGGTCGGTGTCTCGGGCAACGTGCCGCCGGGCGCGGTCACCAACCTATCCAGCGCGATCGGGTCTTCGGCGGTGACCAACCTGCAGGCCATGACCGACGGCACCGATCCCGAGACCGACGACGCGCTGCGGCAGCGCTTCAAAGACACCTTCCTGCGTAACGTGGCCGGGACCGCTGATTTCTACATCGCGCTGTGCCAGCAGAACACCTCGGTCACCCGGGTGATTGTCTTCGGGCCGACTGTGCTCTACACCACGCAGATCGCCGCTCCCTCGACGACGGTGGCGCTGCCGGTCGATCAGGACGTCAAGTATGTCTGGGAGGGCATGACCAGCTGCTTCATCAACCTGGGCCAGGACGACGAGACGTTCTACACCGACGGCGACGACTACATGCTGTCCACCGGCGTCTCGCCGGTGTTCACTCGGGTGGACAGCGGGCAGATCAACCAGGGTGACATCGTCGATCTCGAATTCCAGTACACCCCGGTGTGCAGCCGCAATGATCCGGCCAACGGTAAGACAAACGCCGTCGATATCTTTGTCGACGGCATCGCGCCCTACAACGTCACCGAACAGACGGTGATCAGTGGCGTCACGCTGTCCAGCCTGGTCGACGACCCGCTCTACACCGGCAACTTCATCCGCGTGGGCACCCCAGGCGTGCCGACGGCCACCAACCGCTACACCCGGCTGGGCAACGTGCCGCTGGTGACCTTCCCGCCCACTCTCACGGTGGGCGCCGAGATCTTCACCTTGGGCACCCACTACTATGTGTTGGCCGATGTCACCGAGCTGCAGGGTTCGCGGCTGGAAGCTTCCGGCATCGAGTGGGATCCCACCGGCCCGGCCACCGGCGCCGAGCTGACCTTGGAGTACGTGTACAACCAGGTGCCCGAGGTCCTCGACGCGGTGATGACGACGAGCAAACAGCTGTGCACCGACGTGCTGGTGCACCAGGCCAACTACGTCTACCTGCAACCGTGTTTCTCCATCGAGTACAACCGCAGCTATTCGCCCGCTGTGACCAACGCGGCGCTGGCCACTCGGCTGCAGAGCTTCGTCGCCGCCTGCCCGTTCGGGTCCCAGATCAAATTCACCATGCTGTGCACCGTGGTCACCCAGATTCTGGGCGTGGACGACGTCAAGATCACCACCGTGGCCGACAATCCCGACGTCCACGGGGTACAGGTGTTCGCCAACTCCGAGGACACCGACCCGATCGCGGTGTACGACGACGACTTTAAGCTGGACGACAACCAGGTGGCCTACTACCTGGGCGCCATCATCACCCGGGTAGCGAGCCCGTAGATGCTGGGGGGAGGTGAGTCCGGTTCCAACTAACAATCCCTGGCCGTGGATGCCACCGAAGAGCACCGAGATGCTCTTGATGCACTGCGACGACACCGCGTACGTCGGCACGCCGGATACCAACCTGTACAAGCTGGTCGACGCCATCTGTGGCACCTGCGGGGCGGGCGGGTTGGTCAACGAGGTGTTCGTCGCCAGGCTGGCCGGGGCCATGGAGACGATCTTCGGCACCGACCTCGACTATGTGTTTGGCAACACGTCCATCCTGGTCCGCGCACCCGAGGAGTCCTACCCCTACAACCCCTCGCGGGACACCCTGACGGCCGCGCAGTGGAACGAAGTCAGGGTCAAGGATGCGTGGTACCGGGCGCGCATCCGCGACTTCTTCACCGCTTGTGGACTGGGTTCGACCATCGAGGGTGTGCGCATGTGCGTGCAGGCCGCGCTGTCGGTGGACTGCGACACCTACGAGGTGTGGCGGTACATGGACAATTTCGGCATCACCTACGACATGGGGCGCTCCCCGAACAGCGCCCGCAACGAGCTGGTGATCCAGCCGCACAAGGACTCCATGGGTCCCGAGGAGATGCGCCTGGTGCGCGACATGCTCTCCCGCTTCATGAGCATCGACACCATCGTCACCGTCAACGTGCACGGGCTCGCAGTGCACATCCCGGTGCCCGCGACCGGCGCCGCCGCCGACTCCACCTATTTCGAGGTGCAGAAAGTCGTCACGCCCACCCCGATCATGAGCCAGCTGCCGCCACCGGATCTGCTGCCCATCGACTTGCTGCCCACCGAGACCTGGATGTACTCCGGCGATCCCACGCTGGCCCCGTACGCACAGTTCAACATCAGCCAGGAGTACGCGTACTACTACCTGGTGGGCGGGGGCAGCCGCAGTCCGATCGACTCGGTGACCTACGGCACCATCAATCCGTACGGTCCGGTGAAGGTCACCGTCTTCGAGCTGTCGGGAGCCTTCAACCTGGTCAGCAACGTGGCCATCGGCATGCCCACCGACAGCTGGTACTCGCAGAACCTGAACGCCGACTACTTCCAGTGGATCCCGGTGCCCTATCAGGCCGACCTCTACCCGATGAGCCAGAGCGTGGCTCAGGCCACCGCCAATCTGACCAACGCGATCAACTCGATCCCCGGGCCCTTCATTCTGGTGGGCTACGACCAGGGGGCCACCGCGATCTCCAACGTCTACGACCAGATCCGTACCGGCTCACTGCAATCCCGGCGCCCTGACCTGCTAGCGGGGCTGGCCTTCGGCAATCCTCGGCGTCAGCCCGAGGTCACCTTCCCCATGTGCCCAGATCCGGGCGGTCACGGCATCCAGGCGTGGGAGTTGTTGCAAGACTGTGAGCCGTTGTGGTGGGAGTTCGCCGCACCCGGTGATCTCATCTGCACCAGCCAGGACACCATCCCCGGCGCCAACGACCAAACCGTGATGGGGGCGATCTACAACACCTTTACCGGAATCCTGTCCAGCATCGCCCCGCAGTTCACCAACGTCATCGCCAACGCCGAGATCATCATCCAGAATCTGCTGGACGCCTTCTACGGACTGGCCGACCCCGCCCTCATCCCGGCCGCCAATGCGCACGCGCAGTACCAGAACCCCGCCTTCCACCCGGTCCCCGGCGACGCGCGGGACTGCATCCAGATCGGCGCCGACTACATCAGCAGCCTGGCCATCCCCAACCTGGCGGCGCTGGCCCCGCCTGCGGTCACCACCCAGGTCGTCTGCTACGAGGTCACCGACTACCTGGCCAACCCCCCGACGTCGTGGTTCGCCGATGCGCTGGACTCGCGGATCCGCTACGTCAGCGTGCCGTGGCCCATGCTGGCCGAGTTGCCGCTGCAGGAGGGCATCGACACGGCCATCGCCAACCTGATCATCATGATCAACCGCAACGTCGGGCCCTTCCTGTTGATCGGCCGGGGGATCGGGGCCATCGTCACTTCGACGGTCTACGACATGCTGCGCACCGGCACCATGCAGCACCGCCGGGTGGATCTGCTGGCGGCGGCGTCGTTCGGATCCCCCCGACGTGAGGCGGGCGTCATCTTCCCTCAGGGCACCGATCCCGGCGGGCACGGCATCTCGGCCAACCGGCTCAGCGGCACCGAGCCACTGTGGTGGGAGTTCGCCAACCCTGATGACCTGCTGTGCACCCACGGCGACACCACCAACGACCTGTGGGCGGCAACCATGTTCGACGCGACGGTCAGCTCCTACGCGGGCGATCCCAGCGTGATCACGGTGCAGTTCCCCACCGCGCCGATTAACGTGGCCCAGGTGGAGGCGGACATCCTGGCCACCACGTTCTATGCGTCCACTGAGGATCCGCACGCCACCTACGACACGGCCACTCAGATCACCGGAGATCCCCGCAGCGCCTATCAGATCGCGCGGGATTATCTCAACACGTTCGCCAGCCGCTCCATCCCCTACATGGTGCCCGCGCCTGATCCGATGCGCACCTACCGGCCCGCGCAGAACTTCGAGTCCTTCACCTCGGTGTCCAACTACGGGCCCTGGTACACCTACGACATCGTCGACTCCCCTGACAATTTCCCGGGCGGCAAGTTCGGCAAGACCCCGACGACCGCACCGGCGATCAACCCCGACGGCACCCCGTACGTGTTCCCCTGGCCGTCCGAGCAGGCTTACATCGCGGCCAAGATCACCCAGGTGCAGGACATGGGCGGGCAAGCCGATCAGTTCCACTTCCGGTTGCCGATGGGGCAGTCCGCGATCACCAAGGAGGTGTTCACCCCCGATCTGGCCATCGCCTACACCGCGCCGACCCAGGAGTCCACGGTGTCCCGCTCGCTCACCCGTGGCCGCCCGTTGATCAGCACCTCCACCGGCTGGGTGGCGGGCACCTTCACGACGTCATCGGGGGCACCGGCGGGAGCGAGCACATCGTCATGACGGGGGATCACGATGGCCGGTAGCGCCCTGGACGGGATGTACCTGAACTATCACTGGCCGCTGACGCTGGTGAACCTGCTCAACGATTTGATCTCCAACCAGCAGTACTCCCCCAACGTCCCGCAACTGGCCGATCTGCCGGTGGCTCGGGTGTGGTTCTCTCAGCCCCGGCCGAGCAGCGACCCCACCCAGGAGGTTCTGACCGTCAACTTCAAGCTGCCGCTGTCCGTCGGGGAGTTCTCGATCGAGATCATGCGGGTGGCCTGCACCTTCAACGTTTGGTACAAGGACCGCAACAACAACTGGATCCAGATGCGCGACGAGAACTACCAGCCGATGACCATCACGCTGTCTAGCTCGCAGGAGGTGGCCTGGTACAAGTACCACGTCTACACCTACCCGATCGTGGCCAAGGCGGTGCAGTTCCGGATCAGCCGCAACTACGATCCCACGCTGGGCAATCAGCCGTTCAACATCGGGCTGCGCCAGGGGCTGATCCGGCGTAACATCTACGCCCGGTCCGACGGTACCCAGGCGATGGAGCCCGAGCAGGACGCGCTGGGCAACGTCATCGCCAAATACATCCAGGACTGGGATGCTCCTGATGCGATCGACGACAAGCCCACCACCTTCTGGAAATGCTCCCCGCAGCCCGATTCGCAGGCGGTGGTCAGCCTCTACCTGGACTTCCGCAACCCCGACGGCACGCCGCAGCTGATCGACTCGCTGTATTTGGACCCCGTCTACACCAACCAGAATCTCAACGTCTACTACTCCACCGACGACACGGTGGGCACCCGCAAGCTGAGCCCGATCAGCCTGCCGCCGGATTTCGACGAGAACACCCAGTGGACGGCCGGGACCGGGCTGATCGATATCTCCGACCCCGATCAGACCAGTGTCTACGTGGTGCCGATGGCGATCGGCCCGCAGATCAGCCAGCCCGCGTGGATCGGGGTGGTGTGGACGCCGAACTTTGACTCGGTGACCGATGCGCCGCCGACCAACCCCACCTTGTTCGGTGTCGCGCCGGGGATCAGCGCCGTGCAGATGATCACCATCAACGGCACCTCCACCGGCGGCTCGTTCGCTCTGAGCCTCGACGGCATCAACTACACCACCGCGCCGCTGGACGACACCTCCACCGGAGACGACGTCCAGGCGGCTCTGGAACCCCTGCTGGGGATCGGCAACATCATGGTGGCCGGGGATGCCGGGGGTCCCTGGACGGCGAGCTTCTACGGTGCGTACGGCCAGCAGCCGGTGCCGCTGCTGCAGTACACCGACTCGCTGACCGGCATCCCGCAGCCCACCATCACCGTGACCACCGTCACGGCCGGGGTCTTCCCGCCCAACGCCGGGGGCGACCAGTATTGGCCCACCCTCTACTTCGACTGCGGTGCGGTGGAAGTGGTGCTCGAATTCAACAACGGGAGCGCCGACCCGATCCTCTTCTCGGCCCCGCTCTACCCGCCCCCGGCGCCGGGCATCCCGCTGTGCATCGTAGCTGGGTGGATCTACAGCGACCCGATACCGCAGGTCTTCATCTCGGTGGTGCTGCCCGACGGCACCAGCCTGGTCACCACCACGCTGCCCGCTACCAACCTGCCCACCCAGATCAGCTTCGATGGCGAGGTGGGCTACAAGGATTTCCAGGGCATCATGAGTGCGCTGGTGGTTAAGCTGGACAGCTACACCAACGCCTACCAGGCTTTCCAGGCCAACCCTCCGGTCTACGTCAACCCCGATCCGGTGCAGCCGGATCCGCACACCGGCAAGGTGCCGTCCACCACGCTCGATGACGCTGTCCTGGCGGTGGACTGGACGTTGCAGGACATGCCGTGCGGCGGCGGGCACGCCAGTTTCTACGAGTCCAAAATCTGGACCCCGATCTTCGCCAACTACGTCACCCAGAAAGGCAAGTACTACTTCCCCAACCCGGTGCTGGTCAGCTACCTGCAGCTGGAATTCACCAACCTGACCGAGGAGCCCTACCCGGTCTACGACTCCGGCATCAGCGTGATGTATCAGGTCTTCCCGATCTCGGTGACTCAGACCCAGACCGCGCCACCGATCAGCGCGGGCATCCTCGCGGTGGCCGGGCAGATTCTTGGAGGTGGCATCGGCAGTGTGAACTGGCTCAACGCCAACTCGATCAACGCCGCCGTCAACTCGATCTTCAACTCGACGGTCAGCCCGATCACCGTGCAGGTGGGCCCGGGCTACACCGTGTCGTCCGCCCAGGCGCTCCCCAACAGCGTGGGCTCGTCGGCGTACGGCAACACCAATGAGATCGCTTCGCCGTGGATCTACCGGCGCGAGCTGGTCAACACCGCCGTGTTGGCCTCTCAGAACCTCAACAACACGCTGTACAACATCGGCAGCCAAGTACTCAACCCCCTCATCAACAGCGTCACCTCGACGATCTCAGGGGCCTTTAACAGCCTGATCAACTTCACTCCGTCCGCGACGTCGCTGCCGTTGCAGGGCACCGATTACTGGGTGGTGCCCGGGCAGACTCTGGCGCTGGCCGCCAACGTGATGACCGGCCTGACCCAGGCTTTCACCACGGCGCTGAACCGCAAGCCCGCCACCGACTACCGGCTGCGCTTTTTGACCACCAGCGTGCACCAGTACGACATCCGCACGGCGGTGCGCGACGCGGCCATCGCCTACTTCGCCGGGGTTCGCGAGGTCAGCGCGTTTCGTACCACTTACATCGCCACCCAGGACCCGCCCGCTTTCAAGTTCGCTCCCTATGACCCCAACCAGTGGGTGTTCCACAACATCGTGCAGCTGCCCAGCGGGCCGATCTCCACGGCGGGCGTCGTCTACCAGATCCAGAACCCACTGTTCGACACCACGCTGGACAACTGGGACCAGGCGCAGGGCAGCTGGTCGATCGACCCGGGGCAGGGCAAGTACCAGTACGGCGCGGCCACCTGCACGGCCACCGGCACCGAGCAGGAGCTGCTCTCAGCTTTGGTCACCGCGTGGCCAGCAGTCACGCCGGGCGCCAACTTCTCGCTCAGCGTGTGGGTGCAATGGCAGCACGTCACCACCGGCACGCCGGTGATGCTGGCGGCCAACTACTACGACGCCGACGGCAACTTCCTGAATCAGGACACCACGAGCATTACGGCCTCCGGCACCAGTCTGTGGGGCTCCGGTCACGGCCAGTTGGTCACTGTCAACGGCCAGATCCCTAACGGCGCTGCCGAGTTAAAGATCGGGCTGGTGGTGGGGGCCACCACGGGGGCCGGGCAGTTCTGGTTCGACACCGTGCTGATCAACTCCACCGACGTGGTGGAAGGCACCGTCTTTACCGACCTGATCACCAGCTCCA